TGCAATTGTAGCTGTTCCAGAACTGACTGATGTTGTTCCTTCTGTTGCTTGAACAGTTATACTTCCTTCTGTTGTTTCCTCAAAAGCAAGAACCCCTGCAAGTTTTGAACATCCATATTCTCCAAGATCAATTATCAAGCTGTCTGTTCCCCACACAAATGTAGTTGGAACTCTTACTTGTAACATCTTGAATCCCAATTGAGTCATGTCTTTTGTGACTACTCCGCTTGTTGTTCCGTCTGTAAAGTCTGTCATTTTTATCCTCCTATAATTTAATTTCCAATTTTAAGAGTTTTGTTCTCTGTTATTTTTTCTATTTAAATAAAAAATAAATATTAATCTAAAAAATAACAAAAAGGATTATGCAATATTATCTATAAAGCTATTGAAAGCTGGGTTTCTCATTATAAGACACTCATAAATCTTCAACATGAACTTCTGTGAGTCGTTTGTTTTTGCCAAATCCTCATACGTCATATCTTGAAGAACTCTCATCTCGATCCATCTCATATCTAAGAAGAATATCTGCTTTTCTCCAGATGTATCAGACATAAATCTGCTATAAATAACTGGTATTTTTCCAGCTATTGTATCTAGAACTAAACTTGCTGAAATTCCAAATGGTAATGATCCTGCTAAGTCTGTTGGACTATATCTATATGTGTCTATGATAATCTTTCGAATATCTTTGACTACGCTTGGACTTGCAACAGCCAAATTTGGTCTTCCACCATCTTGAACTGCATAAAGTACTGCATCTTCGATATCGTCGTAAGTCAATGCTGCTGAATCTAAGTCTTTCTGGTTTGTTGTGCTTTGTAAGTCAACAATTCCATTAAACTCATTTGCATCTTCATCTGTGTCTCCATTAATGATTAAATCTTCTTCAAGTTCTCTTAATTCTCTTGCTTTCATTAAAACTTCTAGTTGTTTTGCGTTTGGTGCTTGGACATTTCCGAATGTGCTTGTACCTAGTCCACCGCCTTGTGGTTGGAATCCTTCAAGCATATAACTTGGCATTGCTGCCTGTGTTGGTCCTGTGATTCTTCCTACTGCGTAAAGGAACTTAATTTGAGTACTTTCACGATCGTAAGTGTCTGTTGTGTCACTTAAAGCTGCATCTTCTGCTGCAACAAATGCTCCGCCTTTGGCAGTTATTTTGTTGAACTCAGCATACATTCCTTGGTTGGTAACTCTTGGAATTAACTCTACTAATGGTGTTTCTTTCCTTGTTACATCAACAACTCTTGGATCAACATAAAGTGGAATCATAGCATATCCTGCTGTTCCTGATCCACCTGCTGTTGTACTGAGTGCTTTCATACGAGCCATTCCTGTTTTCAAAGTCTCATTAAGACTTTCTCTCATGTCTGAACCAGTCATCCATGGATCAACATAACGAGTCTTATCTTTTAGGGCTCCGAATGAGTAAGAATACGCACTTTTTGTGTCAATGCTTCCTACAACTCCTACGCCTACTCCTTCCATCTTATTGTATGACATCTAAAGGATTTAGAGATTTGCTTTCGAACTGTTTAGATTTATCTTGTTGTTCGATTGGACTCTTCCTTATAGGTATTTTAAGTTGTGCCTTTAATTCAGAAAGTTCTTTCTCGGTTTTTTCAAGTCGAGATTTCACTTCAGTAATTTCAGATTCTTCAGGTTCTTCTTCAGATTCATCCTTTTGTTCTGATTCTACTTGTTCTGATTCTACTTGTTCTGATTCTTCTGGCTTTTCTTCTTCACCTTCTGGTTGAGTTTCCTTCTCATTATCCTCTGACATTTTAGCCTCCTGTAATTTAATTATATCACTTCTGTGATTATTATCTTTTTTTTCGAAGGGATTTATTCCAGCTCTCACCTTTCCCATATTTTCATTATATTTTCTTAAATCTTCTTTTGTTCTTTTACCTTTCTTTTTATTTACTCCGGATCCATCTGCCCTTCCTTCTCCTGGACCTGATCCTCTTCCGTGAGGTCCTGTTTTATCAGGTTTATGTCCTCCTGGACCTTCTTTCTCTTCTTCTTCATCATCTTCATATTCTGACTCTGGCACTTTTGGTTTTGGTCTTTTAGGTGCTTTTGCTTTTTCTTGTTCATCTAAGAAATCTAAACTTTTAGCAAATACATTAGTCATTCTTGATTCTGTATTTATTGGATTTCCTGTAAATGCGACATTTAATAAGTTTAATCTATCCAACATTCTTACATTTATTCCTTCTTTATTTTGAGTTGTTGATTTTGTTGGAACATATGCTATTGAAAAAGCATCTAAGAATCCATCTTCAATTGATCCTTTGACTTCATCAAATCTTGGTGAATGTCTATTTAAAACTGCTCGAACTTTTAACCCTTTTTTATCTACTAAGAAATCATCAACTTTTGCTATGGGGATAGTTGTTTTGTTAATCTCTTTTTCAAGATTTGATTTTCCTCTAAATGACTCATGCTCAACATCAAATTTAATTACCCTTTGTCTCATTTGATCTGCCATGTCCATTAAACAATCTTTTGTGACTATATCATTAACTAGATCTAAGTCTGAAGTAGATATATACCCTTCTACGAAGAAGTTTTCACCTTCATTTTTTAACTCTAATTTATCTGATGTAAATATAAAATGTGGTTCATCCATAAATAATTTAGTTATTCAGTAGTTATAAATATTTTTGTTTATAAAAAAAACAATTAATCTAGGTGATATACCAAACTAGACCTACAATTTACATGACTTGGAGGGCAAGGTCCTTCCCATCCTGTTTTTTTATCAACAAAGTTTTCATTTAATTTAACTTTTTGACCATGTAGTCTTTTACATATCTCACTTGTTCGGTGATCAAAATGTGCCACCCACTCTTTTGTCATTTCTACTCCAGAGACTTTAAATGCTTGAAGTTTCCCATACAAAATATTTAAGAGTCCCATATTTAGAACTAAAGATAGATTTAACATATGATGAGTTTTTCACACACCATTTTTCGTCTCATAATATTCATTCTTTAGACAATACTATTGAACGATTTCGGATTATTGAAAAGATTATTCAAACCCGTAAATTCGGAATGTCAGATGAACTTGCGAGAGATTTATACGAAAAATACATTTCTATTGTAATATTTCGTTTCTTTGGTCTTTCAGGACGTATAAATGATACTGATTTTATAAAAGTAGATTTAATTATTGAATCACTTATTTCTTTTATTCCTACAAAAGATAATAAATTCTTAATTGCTTTAGATAAATCATCTATTGATTTAATCTCTTTGATTGTGTTTTTTCCAACTTCCTTTTCGATTAATTCCTTTATTTTTTTCTCATTCTCCTTTAATAAATAAGTAATTGATCTTTCTAGTCTATCTTCATCTAATACCTCATTTTCTCCTAAAATTAAAGGGTTACTTTCCCAAGATTTTTCACTTGGCCATTTGCCTGTTATCTGAGAACCAGTTCTTTTGATGTATTTATATTTTAACTCAGCTTTCAAATCTTTTTTTTTTGAATCTTCTCTATCTTCGTTGTATTCTTGTTCCATACTTCCAAATGCTTGGTTTTGCATATTAAATCTTTCTTCTTCTGACATTTTTTCACCCCATTCGACTTCTTCTAATCCTTCTTCTTGTCTGATTTCGTTTATTGATTTGTATCCTGATTGAATCTGGATTTGATATAATTGTGCTTTCTTCATTTCTTCCTCAACATCAAATTGTAAGAATTTAAACTCAACATCATCATATCCAAACTCACTGATTATTTCAGTATTATGATGATATTCTTCCATTCTTAATAATGGATTAAGTGCCCTTTTCTTGAACACATTGCTTTGAACTATTTGATTTGCCAGTCCCTTTGCATCTTCAGTATATCCTAATTCAACACTTGTAACACCAAAACAAGCCCACACTAATTTTGCCCACCATTTTTGTCCTTCTAATAATTCTAATTCTGCATTTGTAAATTGTAACCTCTCAAATTTAGGCACTCTTCCCATTATAGGTAATTTATGAAAATCTTTTTTCCAGTTTCCATCTGAGTCTTGTTTTTTTTGCTGTTGTTCCCACTGTTCTTTTAATGATGAAATTTCTTCTGCATCTGAACCCTCAAATCCAAGAACTCCTTTAGGTATAGAATTATCATTAAAATATTCGAGATTATGTTCAATTGCATATATTAATGTTTGAATTGTTTCTGCGAGAATCTGCACTGGAGAATATCCATAAACTGAATCTGATCTAGGATTTCTTTCTAACCATACAATTTCTCTTTTTCCAAATGGAACAGGTCTTGCTCCACTAACCCAACCATATTGGAAATATGCTGCCTTTTCTCTTGCCTCATTTGGTGATAAAAACATTGGTTGAATATCTAATGCAAGATTTTCTTTTGATTGATTTGTCGGAATTATTTGATCTACTATTATATCATCACGATCTGTGAACATTCCATAAATATCTGGATTCTTTGTGAAGGTATCCCCTGCCCTTGCAACAATCTCAACCATCTCTCCACCTTTATTAAAAATTTTATTAATTACTCCTGCATCAACTTCCAATATATCTCTCAAATATTTTCTTCTTATATTTGTAAAACTTTCTTTATTTGTATTCGGATTATCATAAAAAGATTTAATATGTTCTATATGTTTTTTTGTTTCATTAGTTTCTTTTCCTTCAATTGATACAATATCCCATGGAACTGCACATGCTTCATCTATAATTGTTGTTATGCACATATCTACATAAGGAACTGTTGCTAATCTTCTAATTGTTGGTAAGTCTACATACCTTGGATATCCAAATGGTGGCTTATAAATAAATTTAGGAATAAATGCTTTATGAATACCTGATCTTGTTTCTTCTTCAAAAGTTCCTACTGCGGGAACAGATTTTCTCTCACTTCTAAATCCCCATAGATTTTTCCAGTTTTTTTCTGCC